GCCTTACCGCTTGAGCGTCAGGACTGAGTGGCGGCAAAGGAGGCGCCTTGACTGGCGCCGCCTTCTTCGCGGGCGTGGCCTNGGCGGGGGTTGGGGTGTCGCCGTCGCCGAGGCTGCGGGCGTCCCGCATCGCCCGCTCATGCGACCCACCGGCCTGCCGCAGCCGCAGATACGCCTCACGCTGCCGCGGCTCCAGCGACAGCACGTCGTCGATCTCGGCCGTCTTCGGCAGCGCCGCCGTCGGGGTGCCGGGGGCGACCGGCACACCAAGCCGCTGCGACCACCACGACGCTTTCTCCACGCTCACCGACCGGACTCGCGGGTTCACGTCAGTGGTCTTGCCGCGGCGGGCGCGCAGCAGCGCAAGCCGGGCACGGTGGCGCAGCTCCTCGGCGACAGACACGACTCACCGTCCTCTACAGACAGCAGACGCCAGCAGGGATCAGGAGGACGGGAAGGCGCAGCGCGGGTCAGCCTGGTCCGACGCGCTTGCCGCGCGGCGGCTTACCGGCATGCAGTCTATTTAGATCCGANCCTGGCCAGTACCCGGTCTTCTCGTGGAACCACTCGGCAGCAACACGTGTCGCCCGAGCCCAGCCGAGATACTTGGCCAGATGCCGCCGCAGGGCGGTGTACCGGCCAGACTTGCGGTAGAACCACTTCCGCANNCCGCGCGGGTCGTGCAGCCAGTACCGCTTCAACCGGTTNCCGGGCCGGTCACCCAAATCGACGTCCCCGGTGGACAAGGCCCGGGTGATGAGCACCACCTTCGCCTTGCGCCGCACATCCTCGACGGTGGTCACTGCTCACCACCCTCGACCTGGATGTCGGGGCCGAACAGTTCCAGCAGGATGCGGGCGATCACCGCGTCCTTGCCGCCGGACGTGTCCACGCCCAACTGCCGCGCCAACTCGTCCAACTGTTCCCGCGTCAGTGAGCGCAGGAAGCGGCGGGCCGCATCCCGGGTTTGCAGGCCGCGCAGATAGTTCAGGCCGCGACCGTCGTCGACGATCTGCCGGTGTTTCGCGTCGGCCAGGCCGCGGTGCAGCCGGGCTTCGGCGTTGTCGCCGCGCTGACGGGCGTTCTCGGCGTGGGCGATGTGCTGCTCCGGTGTCCAGTCGCGGGATTCACCCACCGACACCCGTCCGGGACGCTCCGGAACGGGGCGGGTTACTCGCCCGGCGCGTCCTCCCACTCGATCTGCGGCAGGCCGAGCTGTGCGCGGGCTTGGTTGAGCACCCGCAGGCTGTGCTGCAGCAGCGCTGCCGCTTCCTCGTCGTCCATCTGGCCGATCCTCAGATCCGGCTCGGTCGGCTGAGTCATCCCGGTCCTCTCTCACACTGCGGTAGGCGGCCACCAGCCGGTCGACGAGCTCCGCCTTCCTGCCGGAGGTGGGCAGGCCGGCATTGCGCAGCGAATGGCGCAGATCAGCCACCTTGCGGGACATGAGCATCTGCCGCAACTCCTGCTCGGGCAGTTCCGGCAGCTCAGCCCGGCGTGGTGCCTCCAGCCGCATGGCCTGTTCGGTGATGGCCTGCACCGCCTGGTCGTGACTGACGTCCCCGGGCAGGTTGACACCGAAGAACGGGCCGATCGTGTGCAGGGTGGAGGTGTTCTGCGCCCGCAGATACGCCTCCACCCGGTCCCGCCGCCCACTCCAAGCGAGCTCGGTGACATAGCCGGCGTGGACCATGCCGTGCACGAACGCCAGCGTGGCGGTCGGGTCCATCCGCTCCGCCGACGTGCCGGCCGGGTCGGCTTTGCCGGTGAGCATCTCGTGCGCGGCCGCCCACGACACCCTGCCCGACGCGACCAGATCCGCCAGGCGGGACCGCGCCTGCGGGTCGGCCATCGCCTCTTGGATGCGGCGCATCACCTCATCCCGCTCCGCCACCTGCGCCGGCCGGCGCCGCCGCGGCGTGTCGGAGCCGGGCCGGAATGTCACNGGCACGANCGGCACCCGCGGCGGTGGCTCACCGCCCGGCATGCCCAGCGCGGACAGGCGCCGCCGNGTNTGCTGCTCGGCCCGTTCTGCCTTGTCCTGCTCGGCGATCCGTCGGGCTTCTTCGAGTGTGGCGGCTTCGGCGAACCCCGGTTCGCCCTCGCGCTGCACTGACAGACGCCCACCCTGCAGGCGTTCGACCCGATACCCGTCGGGCATGGCGTCACGGGCCTCGGCCATCTCCCGCCGCTGGGCGCGCATATCGTCACGGGCCTTGTTCAGCAGCGCCAGCTTCAACCGGGGCCGGGACATGTCCGGGGTCACCGCAACCCCGAGCTGGCCGGCGGCCTTGCGCAGCTGGTTGTCGGAGAACGGCTCGAGCGGATCATCCGGGCCTTCCCCGTTGATCCACGCCTCCAACGCGCCGATCAGCGCCGATGACAGNCTGCGGAACTGGCCGCCGCGGGACTTACCGGCCCGCATCCCGGCCGGGACACGGATGTTGTAGTAGTCGGCCCGATCGATGTCGGCCCGCTGGATTCCCAGCGGCCGAGCCAGGATGCGCGGCCGGTAGGTCATCGTCATCCGGCGCAGCGCCAAACGGCGGGCGGTGCGGCTACGGCTGGGCACCGACCACCTCCACGTCGAGGCGGCGAACGCCGGACGAGTCCACCCCCTCGTCGCGCACCACCCGCAACGTCAAGCCGCGCTCCAGCAGCAACTCCGCTTGCCCAGTGTCCTGCTCAGATAGGCGGATCGCGCCGGTGCCGCGCGGGGCGACGATCGTCATCACCACAGCCCGGCCGGCGCGCTCCTCCTCCGACGTCACCTCATCCACACCGGCGAACCAATCGGCCATGCGCTGGTCCGCGCTGGTGGACAGGTAGCCGGCTTCCGTCCACGTCAAACCGGTGACATCTTCGTCGTTCCAAGCGTCGCCAAACACCTGCCGCGGATCACGGATACCGCGGTATACGACGGCGTGGTTGTCCAGCTTGGACACCTCGGTGGCGGTGTCGAGGTCTTCCACCATCTCCCGCAGATACGGCGGGAGATCTCTGCCCTGCCGGAGCGCATCGTTGAGCGACAGGGAGGTGGTGGATGTGGCGTAGGTGAACAGCGACCGGCCGATGCGTTCACGCCGGGCTGGCGGGAGATCGTCTAGAACACCTTTCGGGTCGTCGAGCGTGAACGAGCCGTCAACCTCGTCCACATCATCGAGGCCCAAACCAACGGTGTGCAGCGGGTCGCCGGACGAACGGCGGTACATCTCATCCCAGCGTTGCAGCGCATCGACGATGTCGCCGAGTATCGAACCGGAGATCCACTGGCCGCCCTTGTCGGTGCCCTTCGGGGCTCGCGGCTGGAACCGCCAGTGATCGGACGCGCGCTCCACCCAAGCCGACCGCTGCGCCTCGCCGCCGAATTCGCCGCGCAGCTGCTGCAGGGTGCGCTGGTACAGGTCTTCACCCTCAACATCCGGCCCTTCTTCACCCTCCGACGTCTCGGAGGTTTGGCCGGGGGCCATGCCGGGCGGGTTGAGCTGCACCGACNTCAGTCCGGTGTGCTTCAGCCGGGACAGGTCGTCCTCACGCACCGCCTCGACGATCGAGTCCGGTTCGAACCCGGCCGTGATCAGCGTGTTGATCGTCGACGCGTTGGTTTGCCGCACGTTCGCCGCATCCAGCCGGTCCTGGTTGAGCAGGGCGATGTCGGATTCGAGGATCCACAGCTGCGCCTCGGTGCCCTCCGGCAGGTTCAGCCCGGACAGGTCGGGTGGGGTGACGATCGTGGACAGTGCCTCGCACAGCGACCGCCAATCCGGCCGCAGCGAACCGTCGATCCACTGCCGCTTCGCCGCCTGATAGTTCCCGGTGTTGAGGCTCGACCCTTGCAGACCCTCCGAGATCTGGGCGATCACCGCCGGAACCCTGGCCGCAACCGCCAGCCGGGTTTCGACCGCGCCGGTGATGTTCTTCAAGTCGAGCTCACGCAGACTCTGCGCGACCGTTTTGATGTCCGACCCGGGGGCGAGGAACACCATGCGGCCGGCGTTGTTCGGCCCAGCATGCCGCGCGTCAGCGGCCTCNACGAACTTCTTGAACTGCTCCAACGTGGTGCCTTGGGGNGCGACGACGATCGGCCCCAACCAGGCACCCTTCTGCAACGTGGACAGCCGATGGTCGGTGGCGGCCTGGTCGGCCTGCAACTCGCGGATCACCGGCGTCAACCAGCTCATGCCCCGGAACTGGGCCAGCGGGTCGGGAATCGGCGCCCACATCGCCACCTGATCCGGCAGATACGTCCTGACCGGCTCGTTCGTGGGCCCGTTCGGGGCGTAGGCGATACCGAGGAACTCGACGTCCAGGTCTTCCCACGGGTTGCCGGACAGGATGATGTGCACCCAGTCCGGCCGCAGCCGGCGAAGACGCGACCCGTCCCGGCTGTCCTCCCGCACCACAAACGCGGTGCCGCCCAGGTCGGCGTCCTGCCGCATCCGCGACAGCAGCGTGCCCGTCTGCGCCCCCGGCCACGGCCGCTCCAGCAGCTCGAGCCCGTCCCGGATCGGCAGCACATCACCCGGGTTGCCGTTGGTCACCGCCCGCCAACAGAACCGGGCCTCACTGAACACCTGCCGGCGGGCCTCCATCAGGCCGAAGATCACCGGGTGGGCGGCGTAGATCTCCCGCGCATACGCCTCGAACGACGGCTGGGGCCGCTCAACCGGCCGACCCTGAGCCCCCCACTCGGGCATCGGCGCGAAATAGCCGGAGCCAAGCCGCGACTCGACCAGCTGCTTCAGATACTGGTCGACCGTCATGCCGCGTGTGATGTCCTCACCGCGCAGCAGCCGGGTCAGGAGGTTCGCCACCCGCTACCTCCCATCCCGCTCGGGCACCTTCGCCGTCGGAATCAGCAGGAACACCACAACCAGCACCGCACCGCAGGCCGTCAACGCCAGCGGGCCGAACTGCAGATACAGCCCCGCCACCACGAGGGCGATACCGACAGCGACACCGACCGCGGCGAACAACGGAGGCACCGTCTCACCCCCGCATCACAGCCCGTCCCACACCCACGGGGTCTCCATCGCTGGTTCGCGTTCGCGGAAGCCCTGCAACGCCAGCGAGCAGCCCTTCAACGCCGACACATCCCCCGCCGACGGGTCGAACTGGCGTGAACCGTTCGTCGACACCTTCCACACCGCCGCCGCAGCAGCCGCCGTCAACTCCGGCTGGCCGAGGTGCCGCACCACCCGCGGGTTGACCACCTGGTTGGTGTCAGGGTCGATCGACGCCGGCCCGCAAATCCCGTCCCACAACGCCTCGTCGGCGGCGGCCACGTTCTGCGGACCCACCTGCACCAACTCGACCGTGGTGCCGTCAGTCTTGCCATGCTCGGCCAGGTTCGCCTCAGACACCTCAGCCCACAGCGACCCCTCCGGACCCGACCGGTTGATCAACACCGCGACCGGGTTCAGCGACCGCACCCGCTCAAACAGGCGCTGCACCACCCAGCCGGTGCCCTCCCGCCGGTCCAGGATCGCGACCCCGTACCGGCCGTCGCCGATCGCACCGGCGGCGCAGATATTCGCCCACTGCCGATCCGGCGACACAGTGATCGCCAACGCCAACGCCGACGGCGGGTCGAACTTCTCCTCCGCCTCCTGCCACGCCTGCCGGTCAATCGCCGCCCACGCCTGCCCGGGCTCGTCCGGCCACAGCCCGAGATGCTCCACGGCGAACGCCCTCTCCTTACCGTCCGCCGCGAAGATCCGAAGCTGGTCGCGCAAGAACTCCTCGTCGATCAGATACCCCAGCGACGGGTTGCACGCATACCAGAGATCCACATCCCCAGGGTCGATATCCCGCGACGGCGGCGACCACTCGAACATCGCCAACCTGGGCTCGCTGCCCGACATGCCACGCCGACGAATCGACGGGGTCAGCGCATCCTCCGGCATCGGCCCGGTCTTCTCATCCGGCGGGCTCGACGTGTAGGTGATCTGCGGATTCGGGATCGTCGCCAACACCGGAGACATGGCCTTGAACTGGGCCACCGTCAACGCGTACGCCTCATCCAAGACGATCCGGTCCCCGGAGAAACCACGGGTGCTGTGGGCTGTCCGTGCCTTGAACCGGATCTGACCCCCACCCGCCTCCCGGGTCAGCTCAATACCCTCAGACCCCTTACCGCGGATGATCTTCGCCGTGCGCTTCCGCAACCAGTCGCAGTTCTCGATGATCTCCACCAGCCGGTCGAACGCCTGCGCCGCCGTATCGAACTCATGCGCCGAATGGATGATCATCTTCTCGCGCAGGATGTACGCCCCAAACAGCTCCTGCGCCTCAGTGCAGCGACCCTTGCCGTTCTGCCGAGCCAGCCAAATCGCCACCTCATAGGCGGCCCACTTGCCATCAGCCCGAACACCGAACGCCACATCCATCACATGCTGCTGCCACGGCAACAGCGGAGCGCCCACCTCGGCCATGAAGTCCCCAACCTCGGGACCCAGCGTCCGAACAGCCCCCTGGGGCAGGTTCTCAACCCGCGGCCGCTGAACGCCTCTTCGCACGCCGCTCGGCGAGCTCAACAGCAATGCGGTCAAGCTTGCTCACCTTCTCATCGGACGGCAGACCAGCAAGCTCCGCCTCAACCGCGCGCAACTCCTTCACCAACGCCACCAGCACCCGCCCATCCCCGATCCCGCAGGTGCACCGGCACTCGCGCTTGTGCTGCGCCCACCGCGCGTCATCCGTCTCCTGCGCCAACCGGTCCCGAATCGCCAGCAGCGTCTGGCGGCGATCACCCTTCTTGGCCACCTCAGCGATCGACGACTGGATCGACGACTTTGCGCGCGCCATNACCACCACCAACGTCGATATTCGCCGCTGTCGCTGTGCCCTGGGAGCTGATCAAGGGGGGGGATGGACTCGCCCCGTATGTCCGCCCCCGGCGGGGTCGCCCCGTCCGGACCCCGCCCCCCTGGCCCCACCCTGTCCGGGTCTGTCCGGTTTGACCAGGCTGGTTGGTGGGTGTGTGGCTGGGCTTGGGGGTGGGGGGTGCCCTGCCCTAGGCCCCGAAATGGTTGGCTGGCTGGGGGGTGTGTGGCTGGGCTGGACCCCGGCGGGGGTGTTTGCTGCCCGCTCCTGGTGTTTGG